ATTTTTCGGCAGACTGGTTTCTTCCCCGACGCCCGCTCCATCTCCCATCCCCCGTCCGTCGGAGGAATCGAAAAAAACGCAGCCACTCTCTCTCAACATCATTACCGGTCTTGATTTCAAAAGCATCGGACAATCCCTCGTTGCCGGAGCAAAAGCTCTTCCAAGTATGACAAAGCAGGCAAGCGGGATCGTTTTGGGATCGCTTGTTCAGACGCAGAAGGCGATCCAGGCATTTTTTGCTCCGAGCTCATCGAAAGTATTGAGCGCAATCACGAAAACGGCGTTTCCCTTCGCTTCCGTTCCGGAAGCGGCACTTACCGAGGGAGAAAAAACGGCGGTAGCGCTTCGGGAAGAGGGAGCAAAAGAGGCGAGAGTGAAGCGAGAAGAATATCAGAAGGTTGCAAAACCTTCAACCGGACTTCAGGGCATTCTGGAACTTGCCGCCTATAATCTTCCCCAGATGGCAGCAAGTACGGGACTTTCCGTTGCAACGGCAATCGTCACCAAAAATCCCGCTCTTGCGGCATCCGTCGGTCTCTCGACATCCTATGGCATGGGAGCAAGTGAAGTCTATCAGGAGGCAAGGGATAATAATCTATCCGATTCCCAGGCGATGCCGATTTCCGTCGCCGGCGGCATTATCATCGGGGCGCTTGACTTTCTTCCGTTGCAACGACTCATCAAAAAAGTCGAAGTCGTCGATACCGTTAAAAAGAGCATCATAAAAAAGATAGCGGAGGGTATCGTCAGCACGGGAATTCAATCGGGATTCGAGGGGATCACGGAAAGCGCTCAGGAACTCGTCGGAGGAGCTATTGCGCGGACGTATAATGAAAACCGGGACATCTTCCAGGGAGTGACGGAGGCGGGACTCGTCGGGATGCTCTTGGGAGGCATCGGAGAAGTGACGGTTTCCGGTCTCGTCGGGGTACTTGGAGAAAAAGCAACGCCGGAATCGGTTATCAAAGACGTGGAGGAGAAAACGCGTAAAGTTCTGGAGTCACCGACAGAGAAACAGCCGTCAGGCGTTCAGGAAGTTATCCGCACGTTTTCCACAAAAGACTTCACGCCGGATGAAGCAGCAACGATGGTTCTTGAAAACAGCATGGAGGATACGGGCGCTGGAAAATCAATCATGAAGGCGGTTGCCCAGTCGACTAAGGATCAATTTATCCACATTGAGCCGACGGAAACGGGAGATGGGTTATCCATAACCGTTACCAATGACCGAATGAATATCCCTTCAAAAAAAACTATAAGCGAAACGGGTGAGCCTATAACAAAGAAAGAGAAAATAGAGCAACCTGGCGCTCTTCCGATTCCTGAGGGGAAATCATATAGAATTGTTGATAAATCTGTGCAGGAGCGGCACATCCTTTCCACCAAGGAAACCCGTTCTCTTCAGTCTCTCATTACCGAAAAACTGACGGCAATCCGCGAATCATCAAAGTCTCCTTCGGATTTGCAGACCGGCATCGATGCGCTCTACGCGGAAGTTATCGAAAAAGCGAAAAACGACAAGGTCGTACTCTCGTCTTTTCGGACGGCCATCAATAAGGAAATGTACACGCTTGCGGGAGCCACCGGAAACTACAAGGAGGCGTATGCAGCGCTCAAAACCATGCAGAAAGATCCGGAAATCGGTCCTGCTCTCGTTCGTATGGAAGAACTTATCTCTACGATAGACGAGAAACTCCTGACGGCTCAGGAACCGACGGTTATCAAAGAAAAATCGCCGAAAGAGCAGCGGGGAGGCAAGGGAACGGGACCGGTAAAGCCGGTCAATGAACTTCCGGCAGGGACGGCAAAAAAAAAGCCGTCCAGGCTTTACCAAAGGGTCAAGGATTCACTGACCGAAGAATATGCGGCTAAAGACGTATCATACAATACGCTGAATCTCGAAGAACAGGCGCAAAAGGTTGCCGACTTGATCGAATCAGATCCAAAAAAGGCGGCAAGGATCGCATATGGCCTTGAGGAAACGCCTCCGGGAATGACCAGAAACGCTCTGGCAGTCGGGCTTGCCGAACTGGCGCGAACTCAAAACGACATGGGAAAGGCCGCAACGCTCTGGACTAAACTTTCGCTCCGTGCGACCCGATTAGGCCAGGAAATCGTTTCCCTGCGGGGAAACTTAAGTGATACCGAGCCGTTCCATTACGTCAAACAGGTCGTAAATGACCGTCTGGAGCGCGTAGCGAGACAATGGAAGGATCTTGCCAAACAGCTTGATCTTGCCGAAAACGCGACGCTCATGGATCAGGCAGTGGCGATCATCAAGAGAAAAACGCAGGATCTGAAAGCGGAATTGTTGGGAAGATCACGGGATTTTCAAACGGCGCAGTCGATCATTAACGCATTGAAATGCTAATTATGGCAAAAGCATTCTGCATACCGCAACAGCTCGTCGATAAACTGGTTGCCGGCATCAAATCCGGAGACGTCATCGGGGATATCGCCAAGCTTGCCGAAATGACCAGCGAAGGACGGCGGGGCGCATTTGAGAAGTACGTGAGTAAGGACGTAGCCCGGGAGATCAATCTCGGATTTGAAAAAGCCATCATATCGGAGCAGAAAAACGCCCTTACACTCTGGGCAAAAAATACATTCACGGCGGAGGCGAAAAAAAAAGGCCACTATAAGGATGTTATTGCTAAAATTGAATCTCTTGATAGTCATGGCGTCCTTACGCCGGAAACTGCTGATGTTTTCCTGGAAGATCTTGTTGCAGATCGACTCGGAGCAAGTATTACCGCGGATGAGGCAGCCGGAATCGTAGATCGGACCAACCGGCTCAAGGAACTGTCCGGGCGACCGGCCAACGAATTCGGTCTTCCGGATATGGACTATTGGAAAGCCAGGAGGGATCTTGACAGCTATCTTGAATCCCTCACGCCGTCTCCCGCGCTCAAAGTCGCAACGTCCGTCGTCGCCCGAGGGACGATGCTGTTTTCCCTCAAATCCCCGATCGTCAACATCGAATCAAACACAGTTAATGCGATTACGGAGGCGACAGCTCGAAGGATCGAAGCGATGCGTACCAATAATCTCTTTCCCGGAGGATGGAACAATTCCCATGCACTTCCGTATATGCAATTCGTCAATGACGTTTATGCCAAAACCGGCTATGATCTGACCCGCATGACGACCCTTGAGATGGCAAAAAAACGCCTGGGGGAAGAGATCGTCCATGCCCAGGGGCCGGGGAAAGTTCGGGCGCTCGGACGGTTCTATACGGACGTGGTATTCAACAAACTCATGACGGCTCCAGATGTCGCGTTTGCATCCATGCACTTTGTCGATGCGGCAAACATAAAATCTGCGCTCATCGCCCGAGCCGAAGGACTCAGGGGAGAAGCGATGAACAAGCGGGTAGAGCAGATCTTCCTTGATGCCACAAAAATCAATCCGGAGACCAAAGAAGGACGAAGCGTTCGGGACATGGCAATTCTCGAAGCGCAGCGGGGAACATACACCAACAAAACCAACTACGCCGATACGTCCCTTGCTATCCGCAGAGTCCTCAATAAGGCGTCCGGGGATCTTCGTGTTGGAGATCAGCTCATGCCGTTTGTCCAGGTGCCGGCAAACGTCGTCGGGACGACAGTTGATTACTCCGGCGTTCTCCTGCCCCTGGAGACGATCAGCCGGGCAAAAGACGCGCTCAATGCCAAGGGAAGGGGAGACAAGGAGGCATTCATCAACGCATTTGACCGAACGTTTCTGCGGAAGGTAACGCGGGCGGGTTTGGGAATCACGATTGCCTTCATCGCCTCCTTGTGGTTTGAACCGGACGATTTCATCGGTGAATACCCGATCAGTTCATCGGAGCGCGAGCTTCTGAAACTCAAGCGAGCAACGACTAATTCGGTCAAAATCGGCAATAAGTGGATATCCCTTGACTATCTCGGTCCCCTGGGTGCTCCGTTCGTCGGATTCATGTATGCCAAAAAGTACGGAAAGACGCCGATATCGTCCCTTCTGGCCTATGGAGGAGGCGTCGGTCTCCAGATAGCCCGAACGCCCGGCTTTAAGCAATTCTACGACGTCTATGGGGCATTTCAGAGTCTCCGACCAGACAGGGCGACGCCTGACGATATCAAGGAGAGTGTCTTCAACTATATCGTCGACATGGCCCGATCCCGTACAATTCCCGCTTTCGTCGCCGATCTGGCAAAGGGACTGGATAAATACGAACGTCAGACGGACTCGGCAGCGGACCGTATTCTTCTTTCGATCCCCGTCGTCCGCCAGGCGATGCTTAAGGAAAAACTCAACGTCTTCGGAGAATACGTCGAGGGAGAAGGCTTCTGGTCATCGCTCTTTGCCGGCTCCCGGATGAAGACGCAGAAAGAGGACGTCGTCATCGATGAGCTCTCCCGCCTTGCCCAATCGGGGAACCTTCCGGCCATTACCGACGTTTCCCGGACGTCTCCAAGGGCCAAGCGGCTTGAGCAGCAGATCGGAAAAGAGCAGTTCCGGGAGTTTTATATCGAATTCGGAAAGGAGTTTAAGGAGGGAATTGCCGAGATCGTCCAGAGCGACGATTATCTTTCCGTTGGAGACGATGAGAGAAGCGACGAAATCAACAAATTCAAACGAAAACTCTTTGATGATAAACTGGAAGAGTGGGGCTATGAGCCCGAAGAGAAAGAATAGGGGGCAACATGACATTTTTTGATCCATCATGGATGAGTCACACGATGCAGACAGGGCTTATCGATCTAGGTCTTGTCATTTTGGGCTTCGTCGTTGGGAATGTGCGGTCATGGAAAACGCCGCTTCTTTTTACCATGTTCCTGATGCGTCTTGTGAAGTGGTGGCTGGAAACCCATCCACATGGCAAGGAAGCGGCAAAAAAAACGAATCTCGATGAGGAATTCAGGAGGAGGTTTTCAGGAGAACTTGCTGAGCTGGAGAAGAAGTTTGCCGTTGACAAGAAGGGAAATAACGACCATACTAGGCATTGAGATTATGGCAGAACCGGTTTTACTATCCCAGCGAGACCGACGATGGAAAGACACCCAGCTCGGTACGTCACAAACGACGATAGGAACCCACGGATGCACGATTACGGCGCTCTCCATGCTTTTTGGGCTGACGCCGGATTTCGTCAATGAGCGCCTCAAGAGAGTCGATGGATATAAAGACGGAAACCTCATTATCTGGAAGAAAATCGAGGAGGCGCTTCCGGGAGTAAAGTTCGTCTGGCGCTATTATGCGTATGACAACGCGGTCGCAAAAGAAAATATCCCCTGCATGGTAGAGGTCTCTGGTGCCGCCATTGGCGGTGACAGACATTGGGTACTTTTTGTCGGCAATCAAAAAATGTACGATCCCTGGGATGGGAAAGAAAAATCGACGCTTGCCTACGGGATGCCCCTTGGCTTCGTCGTTTTGGAAGGAGCATATATGCCGGAACCTGAACAATCCAGCGAATGTCTGGTGCCTAATACGCCCGAGTGGCGTCAAAAATACGAGGAATTGGTCGATAAAGCAACGAAGTACGATGCCCTGGTGGCAAAAGGATACGGCAGCGTCGACCTTATTGAAGAAAAAATGGGAGAAAAAGCAAATGAGGCGCGCAACGATGGAATGAAAAAAGGAGTCATAACGGCAGATCAGCTGTCGGAAATCCTGGACGGCCTCTCCGGTATCGCCCGGGCATCCCAGCTTGTTATGGAGGCCGTAGAACACCTCCAGGCGGTTCTGATAGCAAAACCTGAGGAGCGCGGGGAAGCGAAGGCCGCAAAGGTCAAAAAAACGTCGACAGAGAACTCCGGAATGCAGTGGTTGATGAATCTTGTCGGAGTGTTTTCTCAGAAAAAGGGGGTGAAGAACGCATGAGTAAGATTTTTGGTGTCCCGTTGGTATTGTTTGCCCTGATTTTTGCGATCGTCGTGCCCGTTGTGATCGGTGAGGTTCTTATTTTCCGGGCGGTTGACGGCGTAGAACGAGAAGTGAAGAATGTGCAGCTTATGGTTGCGCCGGCTCCGGAAGCGGAAATTGAAGAAATTGTAGAACCGACCGCAACACCGACGAAAAAGGTGTTACCGGTTAAATCAGCAACACCGTCGGCAGAAGAGGAATAAGACATATGGAACCCATGACGCTGGGCGCAAGCATCATTTCGGGAGCGCTTCAACTTATCGGTATTATCATCCCTCCGCTCGTGGAGGTTATCAATAAAGACGTCAAAAGCCAAAACGAGCGGTTCCTCGTGACGGTGGTTGTTTGTTTTCTTGCTGCCGTTTTTTTGAAATGGAACGATATCGTCTACGGTTCTTTTGCGGACGTCCTGACATCATTCGGCATCGTTTTCACCGAGAGTCAGGTTGTCTACAAACTGTACTTTCGGGATTCGGCGATCCGCTATAAAATTCAGGAAAAAATCGGGGTTGAAGAAGATCCTCCAACAGGAGAGGGACAGTAAAGCATCAAAAAAGACCATGCTCCAATGGTCCTTTTTGATTTCGTCGGATAAACCGGCATACTAGAATAGAGCGCTTGTGGTATATCACAACAAGCCAATCGTGTCAAATTGAACACGAGAAAGGAGTACCTCTATGGTACGGAAATTATGGGCAGTCTTTCGCGCCTGGGTTTCGAAGATTACCAGTCGTATCTTTCATCGGACTGGTGGAAAAGCCTAACGAACAGACTTATTATTCAGAATCTTAAGTCGCGTTGTTTTATCTGCGGACGAAAATACCCCAAAAGTCTCTTAGTGCTGCACCACGTCAGCTACGACCGTCTTGGATATGAACGACTCATCCGGGACGTATTCGTTCTTTGTCATGACCACCATGAAAACGCGCACTTTGCTGGATTTTTTCATTCGAGGCTAAATCTTGATGAAATGACGCTCAGACGCCGCGTCTATTTTCTTATGTATACATATCGTATACGGAATTTTCTGTTTGGAAGTCTATTGAGGTTTATTATTTCTTGACTATTGTATTGAAATATTGATCGATGATGGCGTTTTGATTGCCACACGTTTTTAAGGACGATTTGAATTCCTCAAGTTTACCGGTTATCGTTTTGTCTTCCAGGGCAATCCTTGACTCAAGGAGAGATTGACATGCCTCTTTTTCCGACTCGTTCGTGCAGCCCTCCACTTCCAATCTCGCCGCTTTTATTTTTATCAGACCGTCGTATGCTTCTTTTGCCGCGGGAAGCATGGCCTGTATCTCCAATTCGCATGAAGAAATCATCGGTGTTGGAGTCGCAATGGGGGTGGGTGATGCATATCCTGCTTCAATGGCCTGTTGTCCGGAGAGAGACGCTTCCTGGACGTTCTCCATGGCTATAATCGGAACTTGTATTGTCGGAGAAATTGCTTCTTTTTCCGTCTGACCTAGAAGAGAACCGGCTGCAAGAATTCCTGCCGTTAAGAGTGCCACAATGCTCTTCGTGATTTTTTCAATAACATCAAACATGGCATCCGTATTATACACCGGAAAGGCAAAAAATCAAAAATTAGAGACAAAAGTGAGGAAATTTATGCCTAGTCTATTTCTCTCCCTTTTTGGCTAGACCCCCTTATGACGGCGCAAAAAATTATCTTGTACGACGTGTCGCGTCTCTTCCCCTTTTCCCACCTTCGCCCATTTTTTCCCACTTGACAGAGTGTGCATATCAGTTCTACAGTGATAGTACGTCCGGATCATTCCGGTTGCGCCTACGGGAGCGGCGCGCTATAATCAAAAGGCAACAAACCTATTTGGTATCGTGGAGCACAAAATAGCTCCCAAGCCTTTTGAGGCTCCGCGATATTGAATAGGTTTTTTTATGGAAACTCATCAACCAGCACTTTGTACCCTCCCTGATTGTCTCGGGTATTATCCTCCACCCTGTTACGTCTCTAGGGCTGATGTGAGCCGTTCTAGGTCATTGTACGGGCGCATAATATGTCACTGGGATATGAAGCTCATTGAGACTGGAAAACGAGAACATTCCGGGGAATACGCAAAAAAATTTCATTGACTGCTGCATGATGGGTTTGCTTGGCGCGGGCAGGCACCAACGATCCCATCATGGAACAGTCAATCACTGTTCCGGGGATAAAGAAGCCATCATAATGGCAAGCGCGGGATAGGAGACCGTGTAGGGGCTGAAAACGAACCGCATCCCGGCCCATACTACACAAAGATTGGAACGGCTTGGGAATGACCTAGAGGGGTTTAGGTTTGGGCCTTCACCCGTTTAGGCGAAGTCGCCGTTTATTTCAAACAGTCCGTCTCCGGCTGGGGAACGCAATACCACCGTTGAGGGGAAGAGGAGAAAGTAGAACAGAGAGCCTATACCTCCGTGGGTATTTAAGGCAGACAATGTAGTGGTAAAGACAAAAACGGCGAGCCGGACAAAATCCGGAAGAGAAAAAACTATTTACGCCGCTTCTCCCCTCCCTCCGGACTCCAATGAAAATAGATCCAAAGACAGAGGATGTAGAAATATACCATCCCCATTATTGCTCCTTTGTTCAATGTGCATATGCCGTCATTGTGAATGCTATCCGTGGAATTCGTCAATAGGGCGGTTTGACGCGCTTTCTCTCCCCTTGACATAACCGCTTGCCGTTTGATAGCGTGGAAGTATGACCACTGAGACATTCACGGACCGGAACGGTCACACGATCGAAGTAGGAAAGCATATGCTCATGAGTCAGTACGGCGACCGGTTTTATGTTGTTGACGACGTCGTCCTGGGAATTTCGATCCTTAATGTCCGGACCGGAACGCTAGAGAAGCTGACCGGGGACATTGCCTCAGAGCTTTTGATTGCCGCAATTATTGTTGAAACGATCGGAGGAGGAACGTGACCGCAACACAGCTTGTCAGCCTTCTCAATTTTGTCCGGAGCATCGAATGCACCGAAACAAGACATATCTGGTGGCAATTTTGGCATTGGTTTCGTCTATGAACTATGAATTGCGAACTTTTATGGACCGTTCCGGGAATTTTCGGCTGTCCGGTATGTTTGGGAAAGGGATGGGTCGTCCATCATGAGGACGGACACACTCCGGGAATGCAGATCATCATTCCTTGTCACCGCTGTTGCCGGCACGATCAAGGATGGTACGTTGTTCATTCCGGAATTAGACTGTATTATTGTATGATCTGCGGCACGAAGGCGGACTGATTCTATGCGGGTACATATTAAGAATAATCGGTACGCACGAAGCGGAAGACGGACAACGATGAGACCATTTTGCCCGCATCCTGAGGAAAGTAGGAGAAAATCATCATTTGGCGTTTTATACTGTATCCGATGCAACCGGAATATCGAATAAGGGAAACAGCCTATGGGAAAGAAAATAGACATTACTGAATTCGCCCGACAGGGCGGCAATGCGTTCAAACAAAAGTACGGGCCGACCCGATACTCTGCCATGGGAAAAAAAAGCGCGGCGAAAAAGTCCCCGGAGTTTTACCGGAAGTTCTCGTCTCTTGGTATCCTGGCCCGGAAGAAGAAACGCGAGGATAAGGAAAAAGACAAACGCAATCCGATGATGCAGGTAGCGGTTCTTCTCGAGGGAGATTAGCCACGAAATTGACCCCTTGACAAAACCGCAAGCCGTTTAGTAGTGTGGATATATGGACTACAGAACACAGCGGATGTTGAGACGGAAACAGATTCAACGAAGACGCCTTGCAGCTATTAAGCGGATGGCGATCTGGGATTACCTCTATGTCGGATTCAGCGCATTCGTTCTTCTGTCAGCCTCATCCGGAATCGTGAGTATAGGAAAGTCCGCAGTTTCACGCCTTGCCTCTTTTCATATTCCACCGGTCGTCATCGTCAAGGCAGCTGCGATTCCTTCTCCTACGCCGACGCCAACTCCGAAAGAAGACGAACGGATAAGAAAACTCCGTACCTATCTTTCCTCGAAACATTCCCCGCTTGCCGAATATGCTTCGCTTATTGTTTCCGAAGCAGACAAAAATGACATCGGATGGACCAAGGTCGCGGCAATTTCCGGAAAGGAATCATCATACGGCAAACGGATTCCGGGTGGATCATACAACGCCTGGGGAATCGGAGGAAGCTCATTTCATTATTTTTCCTCTTGGGAAGAAGGTATCCGATATGTGTCCCGGATGCTCGGGGAGAAGTACAAATGGAACGAGAATAAGGGAATCCAGGCGAAGTATTGTCCGGATTCCGACGGGTGTGCGAAGGACTGGACGAATACGGTGACACAGTTTAGCTTTGACATTTTGTATACGGAGGAATAGCGACAGAAGAAAAATTATATCAACTGCTTGAGGATGGAGAAAATTTAGTACGGAAAGCAGCAAAAAAGATTTTTGATTCAAACGCCACAGATCGATATCAATCGTATTTATCGAATGTACATCAGGTGGTGATTGAAAGACATGCGAAATGCGGATGTACCCACGCCGCGTTTATTCATGCAATCTCGACTCTTAAATATTTTATGGTATATCCGCGTGAGGTTATTCTTGATATGGAGTCTTTTTTGAAAAGCGGAAACATTGAATTTGAATCGTGTTGATATATTTTCTCTCCCCCGGGGGCGCGCTGGACGTCCGGAAAGGAGGACAACTATGAAAAAACTCATCAACGAGAAAAGATTTTGGATCGCAGTAGGCGAACGCGCTCAGGCTAACCCAAAACTTTCATCTCGGAGCGATATACCGTCTGTGGTCAATGATGCAGTATCGGATATTGTCAAGCAGGTGAATAAGGAAGCTTTCGACCTTGCAGGATCGGAAGGAGTCAATAAACTTGCTGAATCTTTGTTGATGTATTTTTAAGTAGGTAACCCTTAGTTTTTTGGCGCGCTCCAGCCGCGCCCGGGAGAGAGAATAAGCATATCGTAGTACGGATGAAAAATAAACGCAATATGGACGATGAAATCTATCAGGGAAAGTTTTTTGAGTTTGGGGAGGGAGACGAGACTATTCTTGTTTGTCCGGCGTGTCCTCAAGATAGGAAATATCTTAGGCAAGGCTCTGTCGTCTTCGTAAAAAACGGATTTGGCGATATTGATCGAATTGAATTTGAAAATTGGGTATGTAAGAAACATGGCTCAGTTCGACCGGAATGGTACTGGAAAGGAGATTTTGTATGAAGTATCACTCGGAGTCCGAATCAAAAAAAACGCTACAACTGGGGGAATCAGAACGGATACAAACGGTTTCCGGAAAAGGGAAGTTTTTGTGTATGACGTTGGTAGTAGGAAGGGAAGAATAGTTTTTTCCCGCCAGGATATGGTGCATCGCATGGCTATATCCTGAGGGGAGAAAATTATGATATTCATGACGAAACTTCAATTCGCAGAATTACTCCTTCGGGCAATCAGGGATTACGAGGGATGCACGGAAGACGATGAGCGAAGCGACGTTGTCCAGGCTCTGATTTATGATCTGGAAAACGGCATACAGGAGGAAGAATTAGAAAAATAACGTATGGAACAAAAACGCATCCAACGAAAACGCAAAAAGGGGTGGAAGATGCCGTTAAATACGGTATACGTTGGACGCGGATCGTTCTGGGGAAACCCTTTCCGCGTAGGAACTCCGGTAACTAACGGCGCTCTGGCTATCGTGACATTCAATCTGGACGCATTCAGCTATAGGAAATTTAGGGATTCCGGTGGGTATCCGGTCCCTGACATCAAAACCTGCCTGTCTTTCTACCAGAAATGGCTGACCTGGAGACTTGCTGCCGGTATGGGGAAGGACAAAGGATTGGAACGGATCAAAGAGCTTAATGGAAAAAATTTGTGTTGCTGGTGTCCGCTCGATAAGCCATGCCATGCCGATATATTATTGAAAATTGCGAATCATTAGCTATGAAAACTAAAGAAGAAAAGCTGGTTTCAACAGTACAAAAAATAATAAATGATGCGATTTTACTCGGAGAAACAAGACAAGATACTCCTAAAAATAAATTTGAATTAGATCAACGAATTTACATATTACTCAAACAACAAAGGGAAGAAATAAAGAACGTATTATATGGTCTTAATTGGATAAAAATACTTAATGATGCAATCAAATCACGACCACTAAGCTGGAATGACAACCCGGTACGTGAATGGAGAAACGCTAGTGATGAAATTTGTTTTGAGGTCATTAGGAGTTTATAAAATGAATAAGTATATCGGAGATGATAAGCACTTGCTTAATTACGAAGATGGTCACATCAGGATAGATTGTTGGTGTGAACCGGAACTCGTACATGATGGAGACGATCATTATTTATTACACAAAGACAAAGACGGTCATACAATTTTGAATGATCCTAAATTTGAAAATTGATATGAGCAGAATGAATAGAGCCATGCGCGCATACGATGAACTTAAACGGGTATACCCTCACGGACTCCTTGCCTGTGAGCTCACGCGCCTTCTCCGGGTCGATTTTTCCGGACGACCAATAAACGAGCTCATCCACGGTCACCATGTTGCCGTCAGAAGCATCTATCAGACCCACAACGGTCATCACGAGAAGCGGTACTTTCTCCAGGACCCGCCACCCAGGCCAGCACAGTATATCCTTATCGATAATCTTCACAATAAAAAGCTATCGTATGTGCCAGCTGTTCAACAGCAATTAAACTATGAGTAATGTCGTTATTTATAAGCGTGAGGACGATCCGGTAGCAGTAAGGATCAGTATGGGCATGACAGACGAAATGGGGTATATTGTATATAGGGGCTCTCTTCGGGACGTACAAAAGGCATTTCAAACGCTCTATACCGCCATGATGAAACTGACGGAGGAAGCGCCGGTCGATCCGAGATACCGGCATATACACTAAACATGAAACAGACTATCACCATGCTCCAGCTTAATGAATTGCCTTCCAAGGCAGTGATATACCTGAAACAGTGGGCACTCAAGCGTCATTACTACGCTGATCTTTCCATTGGTCAGATGATGGATTTTTTGATAGACCACAAAAACTTTGCTTTTCTTGGAAATTTAGAGCTTATCGATGCTTCAGATTGGTGTGACGAACTCTGGGAAGAAGTAAAAAATACATTAAAAAAGGAGGCAGCATGAGTGACGAAGAAACGCGGTCTTTGACGAAAATTGAAACCAACATCCAGAGATTGTTTAAGACTAAAACGCCCAAGACCGCCATTAAGATGCGGAAGGGTGCAAACGGCATGATGTTTCCTTATGTCCCGATCGATTATGTAGTCAAGGAGCTTGATAATGCGTTCGGTATCTTTTGGGAATTCCTCGTTGATAACGTGAGGACTACGGGGAAGCAAATCATCGTCCGCGGAAGGCTCGTCATCAAATCACCTAATGGTTTCTCCATCTCGCGCCCCGGCGTAGGGAGATCGACCATTAAGATGTACCAGGGAACAATCAATCCGGTGGACGAAGGGAATGACGAGAAGGCGGCAACCAGCGATGCCATCAAAAAGGCTGCATCGCTTTTCGGTATCGCAGCTGACGTATATTACAAGGAAATCGAGAAATATGAGGACGTTCCGGAAGAGATCGATGAGTCCGAAGAACGGAAACAGAAATCCATGAGCAGGTTTTTTTCGGTCGCCGCGGATCGTGGGTTTGCCGGAGAAGCAGCAAAAACACGGATCAAGGAAGTGTATGACGTCAGACACATGGAGGAACTGTCGGCTGACAAAATAGATGCGGCCACCCGGTCTCTTGAGAAATACTACGAAGTGGTAACGCCTGGGGAAGAGCCACGGAAAATCGGTCAGATAATGCCCGTTACCGTCAAGAAACCGGAGGAATATCCAGACACTGAATCTGCAGCGTCTTCTTCCGGGAGCGCACTCTCGGAGGAAGTCAAGCCGGAGGAAGAAGAGGATGGAAAAAGATATTGCTACAATACGGATAAGCATGGGGACGATAAGGTTGTCATCCCTGAGGGTTCCCCATTCAAAAGTTTTTGCAATCAGGACTGCGAAGATCAATACTGGAAGAAGGGGGCTTATGGAAACGGCAAAGAATCAAAGAAAAAACGATTCGAGGATTTTATCAAAAACGGCGGGAAGGCCGGTATTAGTGCGACAGGCTAAACTTCCTTCCGGCGCGTATAAGACCGATCCATCGGCGGTTTTTTCCTACTTTGCACGGAAGGGGAAATCATGATACGGTTTATTATAGACCACGAACGGCACATCATCATCGGCATGATGATTCTCAATTCCCTGCTCTATTTCGTTTTCGTCGTCCTATCCAATGAGTTGACGCCGCTGGGGAAGAAGATTGCTGAACTCGATGAGGAAATAGGACGTCTGAAATCGGAAAACGAATTACTCGAGATAAAAATTGCCAATGAAGGATCATTGAGGACGATCGGTGAACGGGCCCGGTCGATGGGATTTATTGATGCGGGTCCGGAAAACGTGATATACCTTCCGGATTTATGAGGGCATTGACACGTCGGCACTACCCGAGTCATTCTAGAAGAAAGGCTCGGTAGTAGGAGCAGCGACAACAAACGTTTCCGTCGCGCCGCCACCGGGTCTTTTTGCTGCCTGTTATGGATATATTTTATGTAGTACCTGTCGGAAAACCACGAATGACAAGATCGGACGCCTGGAATTTGCGTCCTGCTGTCGCTTCCTATTGGCATTATCGGGATTCCATACGCCTCGCCGCACAAAAAATCCGTTTTCAGCTTAAGAGCTCCATAGACATAGTTTTTCTTCTCCCCATGCCGACGTCCTGGAGCAGGAAGAAAAAAGACGCGATGCGCGCATTCCCTCACCAGCAGGTCCCGGACACCGATAATCTTCTCAAGGCTTTCTGCGATGCGCTTTCGGATAATGATAGCCACATCTGGAATCAGCGGGGCAGCAAATTCTGGTGGGATGTCGGCGCGATCATCGTCCGGGAGAATACGGATGAGCAGTATTCGATCAAGCCGGAACAGATGGGGGTGAAAGCGAATGTCTAAAAAAAGCGAGTACATCGACATCAGCGAGAGTTCAGCCAAAGTCAGCGCGCTTCAGGTTGATATCATGCTGTTCGTCGATGTCTGGGTGAAACGGAATAATACGCCGGTTCCGAGGCAGGAAATCGTCAATGTCATGAAGAAGAAGGGAAAAACGAAGGACCAGATAGAACATGCGTTGAATCTTCTTCTTCGACTGGGATATGTCCGAAAAGCGGTGACTATTTCCAACAAAACGTCCTATGTTCAGCTTCGCCGGGTCAATATATAAAAACAGATAGATAGAAAGGAGCATATATGGCAGATCAGAACGTTCCGATAGTGAAAAAGTATTCATTCGAAAAGATAGAGCTTGAGGATCTCACGGAGATCAACCTCGGTATCGTTACTTTTAACCGGGCGATTGCCGGGATGCGTGTCAATGAAGAATACGTCCTGAGTATGGCGTATAAGCGCTGCGGTATCGAGGAGACGAGAGAGGGCTATGACCGGAGCATAATTTATAATTTGAAGGAAAACCGAATTACGGTTACCTGGACGCCGAAACCTCCCGAGAAAAAAGAGGAAAATCCGGTAAGTGGAATTGACAAGAAGGAATGATAACGGGTACGCTAGAGGGGAGCCAAACCTTATGAACAATGAGACCGGCACTACTACTCCTCATGTCTTACGCTACGATCCGGCATTTATCCCTGGAATTCAAAAATACATAACCACGACAGTAAAATCCGGAGGAAAGCCGACGATTATAGGGTTTGCAGAGTCGATCGAAACCACGAAAGAAACCGTCATCGCCTGGGCGACAAAGAAACTCAAAGATAAAGACGGGAAGGAAACCAAGGAATATGCTCGCCCTGAGTTTCTGGCAGAAATCAGGAAACTCGATCACATTGAGAAAGGAAAAGAGAATCCGCCGGTTCACCCGGAAGAACCAAAGACGGAGAAGAAAAAAAAGGAAAAGCTTGAGCCGAAGCGGGAATTATTCTGTCAATTATATGTAAGCCCGGGGGAATTTTTCGGCAATGGAGTGCAATCGTATATTGAAGCCTATGGGCCGGATCAGCATAAATCGAACTGGTATAAATCCGCTTGCGCGTCTGCTTCTGAAATATTAAGCAATCCCAAGGTTTTCAATAGAATTAACGAATTGTTAGAGGATATGGGCATGAATGATGCAAACGCAGATAAGCAACTGTCGTTTCTTATGAATCAACACGCGGATTTTTCCAGCAAGCTCGGAGCGGTTAAGGAGTACAACAAGCTCAAAAAACGGATCACCGACAAGATGGATGTAACCAGCGGGGGGAAGCCGGTTTCCGTTTCAACGATTGATTACAATGAAATAGCAAAACGTGTTTCAAAGCATGGATGAGCACATTATTCCCCATAAATTTCTTGCCCGCGATTATCAGATACCGTTTCTTCATGCGGTAAGTCTCGCTATCCAAGGGAAGAGCAAAAAGCGGTTTTTCTATCAGATATGGCACCGGAGAAGCGGGAAAGATCGAAGCGATATTGCCGATACCGTCCCGCGTAGGCTCATTAAGGACCCCTGTCTGGTTAAATACGTCTATCCTACCCTCGTCATGGGCCGTGAGAACCTCTGGGACGGCATTGCTGGAGACGGGATGCGGTATCGGGACCATATTCCAGACTTTATCCGTTCCGGAGCACCCAATGAGACGCTCATGAAGATTCCCATTGTGGGAAACTCTCTCTTTCAGGTCGGGGGGAGCGACCATCCGGATTCCCTCCGTGGAGGCAATCCGAAGCTCATCGTTTTTTCCGAGTGGGCAGAACAGGACCCCTATGCCTGGGACGTCGTTGAACCGATTCTTCGGGAGAATGACGGGATTGCCGTGTTCAACACGACGCCCAAGGGGGACAATCACGCCCGTTCGCTTCTGGAATATGCAAAAACTCAGGGGGACGAATGGTATATTGACCTTCTGACAGCTGAGGACACCGGCGTTTGGACTCCCGGGCAGCTGGAGGATCTCCGGGACAAGATCGTCAAACGTTTCGAAGCCCAGGGGAGAAGTAGGAGCGAAGCGGAAGCATACTTCGAACAGGAGTATATGTGTAGCTTCAAATCTCCGGTGATCGGTGCGTATTATGGAGAGGCGATCCGCAGGGCGGAAAAAGAGGGAAGGATTACATTGGTTCCCCATCACGAGGGATTGTCCGTAGACACCTGGTGGGACTTGGGAATTGATGATTCCATGACCATCTGGTTTAGCCAGACGGTCGGTCAGGAAATCCATTTCATGGATTACTACGAAAACTCAGGAGAGGGTCTTGCTCATTATGCTCAGGTCATGCAGCAGAAAGGATACCTTTATGGAAGGAATTATGGTCCTCACGATATCTCCGTCCGGGAGCTGGGGACCGGAAAGTCCCGTTTGGAGATTGCCAGAAGCCTCGGAATACGATTTGAGGTTGCTCCCATGCTTGATATAGACGATGGGATCAATGCCTGCAGGACGATTTTCTCCCAATGCTGGTTTGACAAGGACAAGTGTCATAGGGGAATCAATGCACTCAAGAATTACCGGAAGGAATGGGATGAAAAAAACAAAGTATTTCGCAATAAACCGAAGCACGACTGGTCTTCCCATGGAGCGGACGGATTCAGGACATTCGGTGTATGCTATAAACGGAACACGGTGATTCCAAGACAGACGGACTTTGGCGGCGTCAATCCTCTCATTCCGGGGACACTCGCGTAATACTTGCGTTGGCGTACTTTTATCGTTTACTGTTGAATCATGGCGGAAGAACCACAAGAGATCGAGAAGGATGAGGAACTGGACATGCTGGAGGCAAACCGGCAGGACGGTTTTAACTATCAGGAACGCCGGCACGACGACTGGAAGGAAAATTATACGCTCTCCCGGGATAAAGTCATTACAAACCGGCTCATTCAGCGGCAGTCAGTGAACCTCCCTCTTATGAAAACCATGATCCGGACGCTTCTGAAGGATGTCGACGACATGCCGATTATCCATTTCGAGAATCTGGACAATAACAAACAGGCGGAGATATTCAAAAACGAATACTGGAAACATATTGGAGAACTCAATAAATTTGAGATTCAGGATATTGTCGATAAGCGACAAGTATTTCATTATGGACGAAGTTTCGATCAGTGGCAGGTAATAAACGGTTCGGTCAATATGGAAATTACCGACCCGATCGACATCCTGGTTTCCCGATATACCGACCCGACGAATATCCATTCCTCAAGATTTCTGATACACCAGAACATTTTTGTTCCGCTTTCCAAACTGAAACAGAATCCCAATTATGACAAGGATGAGCTTGCAAAGATAGAGGCGTTTTTTGCAAGCGAACAGGGACTTATCAAACAGGCAAAAAACGTCGAGTCTCTTGAAGCCAAGAATGAAAAAATGCGAGACATGGGGCTCCTGGACGTCGATCACCCGATCCTCGGGGAGACCTACGTCGAATTGGAACTGCATTTCCTCTGGAGAGAAGGAGATGAAGGAAGTCAGATTTGGCTATACGTTCTGGCGGAGAACCGGGCGAAACTCATGAAAAAACCGCTTGAGGAAATCATTGGAAAAACGGTCGATCATTTCTGGCAGACTCATTACCCCTACAATACTTGGGCAGATGATGTAGAGAAACAGGACTTCTGGAGCGATGGCGTCGCGGACATGGTCCGGACTCCCAATAAGATCCTCAATGCCTGGTTCTCCCAGCTCGTTGAAAATAGGACGCTCAAAAATCTTAACATGAACGTATTTAACTCCAGTATCGAAGGATATAGTCCGCAGACGTGGGACCCGAAAGCCTGGGGGATGTACGGCATCCCCGTACCGGCAAATCAGACGATCAGGGACGTTTTTATGCCGCTTCCCGTTGCGGATTTAAGCGAAAGCCTGGATGAAATGAATTTCATCATCGCTATGGTCGAGAAAGCGACCGGTGCCGTCCCGACACAACAGGGAGCCGTCAACCAGAGAAGCGTTACACTCGGGGAAGTAAAACTCGCCGTTGCCGAAGCAAAGGAGCGAATCAAAGGAATGAGCAAATTCTATACACAGGTATGGAAAGAACGAGGGCTCATGTTCCTCAAGCTAGTTGAGGCTGCGGAAGGAAAACTTGATGCCGTCAAGATCTATAAAAAGGGACTCAATACCGATGATATCTACAGCCGGGAGATTTCCCCGAAAGACTGGAAAACGCCTCTTGGATACCGCTGTAAAGTCTGGGATCAGGCGGAAAAGAATGAAGAGGATACGCAAAAGCTCGAAAAGATCACTGCCGTTTCATCCAATATCCCAGGAAACCTTGAACTTGAGAAAATCAAACAGCGCAAACTCCTGGAGTGGGCAGGACTGACTCCGGACGAGATCAATGACATCCTCCAGGCGGAAGAAGAGAAACGACAGCAAATGTTGATGGCTGGTCAAGCGACCCCTGCCACTCTTATGACGCCCGGTCAGCCCATGGGAACGCCTCCTGCTCCCGGACCTATGGTTACAACGTAATATGGCAAACGCAATCGACGAACTACTGGAAAAAATGGGTCTCAAGTATGAGGATTTATCCGTTGCCGAACGGGAGACATACAACTCCATGCTCGTTGCAGTTCAGAAGAGCGAACTTTCCATCCCGAAGATCAAGGATTTTATTTCCTCACTTAAAACAACGGTAGAAAACGAATTGACCAAGCCGGATGTCCCGGACCGGCAGGATCTCTTTCTTAAGGCTCGACTTCGAAATCTCATGTTGCTTGATGCGATGCTCTCAACTCCAGAAAAGGCAAAGCGGGCGCTAGAAGACTCTCTACGGTATCGATAGGTGGTGATTGATGTGGCACAAGAAACCAATGAAAAATGTCGGCGGTTCGAAAGGGAAACAGATGATGATGCGCGGCAAAGACATGATGATGAAAGGAAAACACATGATGAAGGAAGGCGAAATGATGATGAAAAAAGGTCAGAAGATGATGCACTGAGTATGCCATATACGATTCGAAAAGGTACGGGAAAACGCCCGTACAAAATCATCAACAAACAGACGCGCCGTATAGTCGGAACGTCAACGTCACTAGCGAAAGCGAAAGCAAGCATCGGTCACCGTATGGAGGCAGAAGGAAAGAAACGGAGCAGTCGAAAGCGATAAAAAGTTGGGTGCTTGACACGTCGTTCTTTTACTCTCTACACTTTATTTATATGTCAGACGATCCGAAAATCAGACAAGAACTTAACAGAATCCTCGATAAGGCCAATACAGACGTTCGTTCCCTGACTGATGCAGACAAGTCATTTCTCCGCGCCCGATCCGCATATCTCGGAAAGAGAACCAAAGATTTTCTTGCCGACGTTCTGAAACCCGCAGATCAACGAGTCGTGGAACGCAGAGCCTCCCATTCCAGACGGAGCAAGGATCAGGCAGAAAAGAAATCCCAACAGGATCAAAATGCTCATCTTGAGCAAACGGCAGGAGGAGAAGAAATAGGATAAAACCATATCATTAACTCAATCAAACCCTAGCAATAGGATCGATATATGAGCGAACCACAAAAACGTACCAGAGAGGAATTGGAAAGAGAAAACGTAGAACTCCTCAAAAAGATAGAGAAAGATAACCCAACGCCCAGCAGCCCGGTTCCACCGACCGCCAGCGCCAGTGAAGAAGTCCCGACGCCATCCCCAAGCAAAGACGTTCCGAGTTCTTCCCCGTCTGCAAGTGAAGAAGTACCAACCGCATCCCCATCGGCCAGTGAAGAAGTCCCTCCCAGCCCCAGTCCGGACGTTCCTCCGGAAAAATCTCCGAAGAAGGAAGAACCCAAAAAAGAAGAGAAGCCGATGGAAGACTGGAAAAAGCGACACGATGAATCGACGAGGGAAGCGCAGCGCCTCTACCGGAACAACAGCCAGATGATGACGGCGATTGCTGAGGCGAGCAATCTTCCCGATCCAACGGAGGAAGAACTCAAAACTGAGTACAAAAATTGGGACGACTTATCAGAAACGGAGCGTACGTTTGCCAAAGATTCATTCATCAATAAGCGATTCCGTGCTTCTGTTGCCAAGGCCGCAGCAGAACAAAAAGGAGTCCAGGAATGGCGAGACCGAGTGGATTCATTTATTGAAGATCCCCGGACGCTCACTGATAATCCGGATCTTGAGGGCAAAGAAGATGAATTCCTGGAGTTTGTGCTTGCAGATAATAAACTTGTCGGCACGGATTTTTCTATATTAGTAGGAGCATTTCTCCATGCGGAATCAAAGAAACCGAAAAAAACGAATAAAGGAGATATGTTTCCGACTGGAAAAAGTGGTCCTGCAGAAAAACCACATCGGAAGAGTGACAAAATAAGCCAGTCGGATGCGGAGGTTTTGAAAATCTCAAATTACAAAAAATATCTTGAATTCTTAAAGGCCGGAAAAATCGAACAATCAGAAGTTTGAGGCTAAATTACCCTATTGACGGGCAGGAATTTTAACCTTTACACTTATTGCATACTCTTCCAAACCCTCTTTGAGGATCGGTAAGAAAAGATAAATTTTACCGAATCCATGGCATCTACACGAGCAACCACATTAGCACAAGCATTCTCCAATAAGATATTGGCCGAAATGTATGATCGGTCCCTCACGGACGCCATTGTCAATCGAGACTACCAGGGTGAAATCAACGGCGTCGGAAGCAAGCTTAATATGCTTAACTTCGCCCGTCTCTCGGAGAAAACCTATGCAGGTTCAGCCCTTTCTGCAGATGATTTAACCGAGAACAATGCAATCCTCACGATCTCACAGCAAAAATCCTTCTACTGGAAAGAGAAAACTCTCGACAACTGGAAATCCTACATCAAAGACCCGCATCCAACAATCGTCGCCCAAGTAGCTGGGGAACGCAACAAAAACATGGATGCGTATGTCCTCGGCCTTTACGGAGACGTTCAAGCAGGAAACAGAGTTGGAACCAACTACACAACCGGTACGGTTGCTGTTGCAGCGACGACCGGTGTCGTAACGGGATCAGGAACGACATTCACCGCTGCAATGGTTGGGTTGGGATTCAAAGCTACCGGTCATACCAAGTGGTATCGGATCAAGACATATACGAATGCAACGTCCATCACTATCGAGGATGACCTTGATGATGTTGATAGCGCATACACTGGCGGAGCAATTACCGCAGGAGCCACATACACGATTGAAGCATCAACCGCAGTAGCAGTCACGACATCCAATCTTTTGCAAAAGATCGCAGACGTCAAACAGAAACTTGATGAATCAGAGGCAAACGGATTCTCAGCAGTCCCAATGGAAGGCAGATTCCTCATCGTTCCCCCTGCCTTCCTGAACATCTATTACCGGGCGACAGGCGTGGCACTCCATGTTCCGGCAGTCTGGGAAAACCTCGTCAACAAAGGTCTTGCGGGAGAATTACTCGGATTCAGAGTATTCGTATCGAATCACTTGACCGGAAACAACACTGACGGATACCACATCCTTGCCGGACATCCGAATTGGATAACCTTTGCGGAAAAGATTTTACAGAATCGAATTGAGGAAGACTTAATCGGGGATTTTGGAACAGCGTATAAAGACCTGTTTGTATACGGAGGGAAGGTTCCAGACGCCCGACGCGCACAAGCAGCGGAACTGTTCTGCACATTCTAAACCTAACATTGATATACAGTGTTGGTGCTACTTAAAGCCTAAAGCTTTATTAAAGCCTAGCTTTTATGAAAAGTCTGTAGGCTTTAAGACAAGCAACAGGCTTTTTTTGATGGATATATATGTCAACATTTGAACTCAAATCACAGTTG